GTAAGTAATTATCCGTCCAGAAAGTTGTTGAAGCTTGTCTATGTCAGCTTCGTGCATATCAGCTATGCACTCTTCTCGAAGAGCGTTAATAAGCTGAATGAATCTTGCAAAATGTTCGTGGTGAGATAGGGTCTTTAGGTCTTCTTCTATGTTCATTGCTGTTGCATATTCTGAGTCTGTACCCCTCCCATTTGTGCTGGTTGTGTCCCAATCCTACCTATTTGCGCGTTCTGTGATTGCTGTATAGCGAACTGATATTGTCCAGCGTATTTCTGAAGACGAGCAGCAAAAGCCTCATCTTCTTGTAAACGCTTTTGGACATCAGGCTGCTGGCTGTACTGTTGAACAGCCTGTAAAGCCGCTTGAGCACCGCTTGGGCGCGCTGGAACTTCGATACCTGCATAAATTTTAGATAAGTCATCTGTAACATCTTTAAGCAGTTTTTCCTGTGCAACCTCAACGGGTTCAAGAACACCATCGGCAAGCACTGGATCAACTGAACCTGCTATCAATGTTAGCAAGTTATCTACATTTATCCTTCCGTTGCGATCTAGCTGTAGAAGGGAAACCATTTGATTTAGTTTATTTTCTTGTTTTTCTGGATCTGTGTTCAGAACATCGTAGCTAATTGTAACATCGAAGTTCTCATCAGCGTTCCCCTTATTGAACATCTGTGGATCAGGTACACCAGTAACCCTAAAGAATATTTGGTCAGGGCCGAATCTCTGAAAGCAACGGTAGCACTGCGATATAACCTCAGCGGAATGGCTAAGAAACTTATCTACCAAGAACTGCTTCCTAATCTGTGAGATTGGAGATACTTCATCTAGGCCAACAAGTCTATCTGCTTGCTGCTCCATTGTCTTCTCCATCTCAAGTGAACCCTGGTTGTACGGAGGCGTAGGCCCAAAATCTATATCGCCTTTACGACGATAAGGAACGTACCTTCCTGGCCCCCAGTCCGTAGGAGCCTGTCCTACTGGGTGTAAAATTGGAGGGACGGTGGCAAGGCTATTCCTGTCGATACGGCTATCACGTTCTATCTTTACTTGTTGCTGTATTCCTTTGAGTAGACTTGGGACAGTCATCGTGTCGTACAGTCGCTTGCTGTCTTCAGATAGCTTAGTAACTACTACTGGGTAATCTTCGTAGCCATTAAGCAACTCGAACTTTGCGAACCCAGGAATGTCACCATCACCACTGAACTCCTTGTGGAATACTGTGCAGTATATCCCTTCAGAGCCGTCCTCCTTATCAACTAAACGTTGAAATCCATAAACTATTTCTATTAGCTCTTCAGCTTCGTAAGCATTATCGGTAAGGCTTAATGATCGACGGCCTTCCTGCTCACGCTCGATAGAGTCTATATTAACTCCACGGTATCGCTCTATAACTAGCTCAACGAAGTCTTCGTCCCATCCATCAGTCGCTACTTTATTTTCTAGCTCCTGTGCCGTGTAGTACGTTTTCCAAAAGCAGTAAGGTGCTCGCTGTGGATCGGTAACATACGGAGGGAAGATGAAGTCCCCATCTGGGGCTAGTGTCTTTACCTCTGGTGCATTTATCTGACGGCGTACAACTGGCAACTCAGCAGAGCCAACGTCAGCTAGTTCAGCCAGTGCCTTCTTTGCTCGCTTAACTGTAACGCCATCAAAGGTCTGTTGCAGCATAGCCACCATCTGGTCTTCGTTCTGACCCGAAAGGATCATCTCAGACAACTCAGGGCTTACCTGGGCTATCTGGTTAAGGTCTAGTCTCTGAAGGAACTTCCTGTCCTCTGAGTGCCATCCTACGTAGCTTATAAGCAGTCCACGCTCTAGCAAGTAATTAGCCCCTAGTTCCATCTCGCGGCTAAAGCGAGAAATGTACCCAGAAGAAATCATCCACTTCAAAAAATTAGAAACTACCTTAGCTCTGGCTACATCTTGAACCTCTACTGGGAAAGCCCTAATGTTAGCCCTAGACAGAGAAGCCATAAAGAGGGATACAAGCCTAGTAATTCGCTCATCAATAACATGACTCTCCATGTCAGATGCACCTTCCCATGGGAAAGCATCAGCACCGTGCTTGCGAAGGTCTCTACTCTTTCCAGGCCACCAATTACGGCGCTCGTCATAACTCTCTCTGCACAAATCAAAGTACGCCTCAAGCTCAACCACCGACTGGTCGTAGGCGTACCGAAGGGACTTGATGTCTGGTTCAGCACTAACGTAGGTTAGTGACTCTGAAACTGAATCACTCTGCATAAAATCTGCCTTTAATATCTTCTAGAAGGTGGTTTACGTACCACTTATGAACACCTATTCTATCACACAATTCTGATGGGGGTATATCTTGTTGATCTTCGCCCTTAATAGTTCTAACAAATATTTCCCAAGCAAGCAGTCTATCGACTTGCTCATCTATAAATGCCTTATCTACAACTAGGTTATGCAACGTATCTGTAACTTCGTCCTCTAACATCTTCTATCATTTCAATGGTTATTACTTTCCCCTTCATCTTTCCCTTGTATCTTCTGGGAATAACCACAGGTACCTTCATCTTGATTTCGTCTATGTAAGCAAACACATAGCTAGGGTTAGGGGCTTCTGCCAGTACCTTGCCTTTAAAGTGCTTAGGAACGATTTCTTCGATGTACATACAGTCAACTAAAATCCTCTGACCTTCTTCATTTACCCAAGTGTTCCTGCCTTTGCCTGTAAGCATTTCAGCGGATAACTTTCGTTTAGCTAGATTAAGAAACGAATCAAAGCTTGATTCGAACCTATCTGCAATTTTAGTTAGTTTTACTTTAGCCATATCTAATATCCTGATCCTATACGGGTTGTCATCATGTTTCTAGCAAGAACGTGGTCAGGGCCATCGCCTCCATTCGCCATTCGCAAATAACGAATAATGTCGAAGAAGTCCTTTAATGGCTCATCAGCCTTGCCTGAAGCGTTGTAGTTAATTAAGGAGTCTATAAGGTTACCGCAGTCCTCATGTATGTAGCACCGTGGTCTGTTAGCAGAATCTATTGGTACGTTAGGGTTGTAACTAAACCACTCATCTATAGCACTAATGCCTATCTCTTCCATTCTGCCATCGGACGGAATAAAGGTCATGCCACAATCATCGAACTCAGTAAACAAGTCATCGTTGTCGGAGTTCTCCTTAGCGAAGTACCTACTATCACCTATACGTTCAAATACCTCTATCTCAATATCATCCTCTATTTCCTCAAACAAATCAACGTATCCCTGTACGTTGTAACCTATTTTCTTTGATGCTGGCCCATAACGCCACTTAGGATCACCGAACACAGCCCATTCTCCGTAGTAGTCCCTATCAGGCCATTCCTTACGAATGTACACATCTCCCTTTTCGTTTACTCCTGCCCATATTGCTACATAATTCCTGGCTCCTGCTGGGTCAACTACCTGATAACAAGTATACCTGTGCTCATTAGATATGTCAGGAAAGGTCATACCGTACTTGTTTGGCTCATCGCTTAATACGTTCACCTCAGTGTTAAACAAGGGCAACAAAGAAGTCATGCTCTTAACGGGTATACCGTAAGCACGAACTAGTATTTCTTCTTCTGGTCTGCCTCTAAGGTCTTTAGCTATACGCTCGTAACCACCGAAAGGGTTCTCATCTGAGTGCAAGTACACCACTGAGGCGTCCCTAGATGGGCTGTACTGCTTGATAGGGACTTCCTTATCTATCAACTCACCATGACGTGTCTGTAGTGTCTCTACGTCCTTTAGGTACTCTGCCACAAAGGGAGTATAGCCATCAATTGGAGTAAAGCCTATACCCATCTTAGCGTCCCTAGTAGCCAGTCGGAACCTAAGGGTATTTACCAATGAAGCATCACCTAGGTACTCATCTAGCCACGCACCTATGTTTAAGCCCTTAGGATCAGGAAAACCGAACTCAAAGCCCTCTAAGATAGTCTGGTTGTTGCTGTACTGGGTGTACGTCTTAAAGTCTACACGGGTACGGGTATCAGGGAAAATAAAGCTCTTAGCCGTAAACCCGTTCTGCATACTGTAATTAATGTACCCCTCTATGCTCTTAGTCTTCTTCTTGAACTCCTTAGGCATCATCTCCCATACTGCTGCTTGCTGCACCTTGATGGAAGTATCCTCGTTCTGGGAAAAGCATACTAAGTGACCATCATTGCTTTCAGTCACTGCCTCCATTACGATCTTTGCAAATCCAGTAGTCTTTCCTGATCTATTACCACCAAGAACCAAGCACTCGTTGTAATCCTGCAACCCATCCTTTATTCGCTCCCACCCAGGAAGGTTAAATCCATGACGAATAGGATCGTCCTCAGATGCCTTAATCCTGCTCTCATGAGCCTTGTGCAGCTCCTTAAGAAGATTAAGGTCGTTCTCGTACAGCCAGACAATTTCCTCTGCTGTAGGAGGAGTCAGAAAAGGATGTTCAGTAAACTTAATTATTTGTCCAATCTATTTGTTCTAGCTCCTGCAAGGACTTCTTAGCAACTAAGGCCAATAAGACAGCTAGGTTTTCTTGGAAGTGCTCTTCATCCATTTTATTGAAGACATCGTACTCGAAGCCATCCTCTGTAACAGTAGCAACTAAAACAGATTGCCACCCTGGAGTAATGGTGTCTAAGCACTTGTGAACTAAGTCAAGGTTATTATTCATTAAATAATTCGTGTTATATCGTGCTTAATTGGATCACCTTTAAAGGGTTTGCTTTCAATCTTAGAATCTGATCTTCCACCTCTGAACCTACTTTCGTACTCCTTGATGTCCGTATAAAAAGGTTCCTGAGGACGGAATATCCTATTGTACCCCTCGTAAAACTTATCCCAATCAGACACTCTATTTCTATCGCCTTTACCGTTCATCGTCTAAATCTATTACCTGTGCTTCCTTCATTTTGTTCTTAGCCTTTTCCATAAGCTCCCTGTAGTCCTCATCAGTGTAAACCTTTTCCTCACGGTTAATACTTGTAGCTTCACCCCTAGCCAATAAAGCCTCCCTAGCTGAGTTAGCCTTAGCTATACTGATATCCTTGATATCCTTAAAGGTAGGCTTGATCTCACCTGACTCCATGTCCTCACGTACCTTCTGAACCATATCTTCCTCTAAGGAACTAATATGCAGATAAGAATAAGACGCTAGTTGACCACCTAACTCTCTCCACTTACCTAAGTGATCAGCGTAAGTAGCCAGTACCCTAACAATAGTATTCCTCTTAAACCCGTACTTACGTACTAACTGAGTCTGAGTCTTACCACTAGCACTAAGGAACAATATCTTAGCAGCCTTCTCAGGATCGTACCTCTCTAATGCCTTAACACCATCAAGCTCAGAACTCTTAACGAACTCCTTGATCTTTTCATCTATGTCAGATAAAAGCTTTTCCTTGATTAATTCTTGCTGCACATTATTCTTATTGCACATTATTTTAATTATGTCAAGCAGTACGTACCGTAAACCCCTTGAGTACAACAATTTTTAAAGGGGTAGTTTATGTATATATAATAACAGCTGCGCTCGCACATGAACCCCCTCCCCCCTCTATTAAAGCGCGCATGCGCACAAGGTATTAAGGGGGAATTTTATCAAGGAGCAATTTTTGTTTCTAGATTGGGGATGTT